TCAGGCGTTTGGGACGGCACCGTAGCCGACTTGCTGAAGTCTGTTTATGACTCGGCAGTTGACATTTCATCAAACCGAAACTGGACACCTACCCACATGTTCGTAAGCCCAGACGTATGGGGTCAACTTGGACAACTTGCCGACACAACTGGCCGTCCAGTATTCCCATTCATCGGCGCTGGCCTCACCGGTCAGAACGCACTTGGTGGCGGTCAGGCATCTTCATGGAACGGCAACCCACTCGGCTTGCAGTTGGTAGTTGACAGCAACTTCGCTGCCAAGACCATGATCATCACCCGCGTTGGTCAAGGTGCAGGCGATGCTTACGAGTTCTACGAATCAATCCGTGGCCTCATGAGCGTTGAACAGCCAGCAGTCTTGGGACGCAACATGTCATTCCATGGCTACGTGTCAACCTTTGCAGCAATCGGCGGAATGATTCGCAAGATCACCCAGGCCTAGTCGAGAGCGGAGCAACCGCTCATGGCTACATACACAGTTACTAACAAGTACCTGATTGACAACTTTGCCGTACTGCAACTCCTGACCCCCAGCGAGATTGCAGTCGGCAGTTCAATCGTTGTCGCAGGTGTCGACGCAACTTTTAATGGCTCGTATTCCGTCAGGGCGCTTCCCCAGTATTTGTTCCTTGGTATTGATACACAGGGCGACCTGCTGTACGACTATCAAGTGCCAATTGCGGATCAGGTGCTTTACGCCAAGACCGCAAGCGATGTCGAGCGTGTCGCCGCGTCTGGAACTGTTGCTAATGACCCTGTTTGCACATGGGTAACGGCCGCGCAAGTCATGTCTTACCTCGGCATCACGATTACAAACCCGTCAGACGATTACACGTTGCTCACGCAATCGGTGTCAGCTGGTAATCAGTTCGCATATCGCAGGCGTCAAGAATCGGGCTATATCGACTCCCTAACGACCTCACCAGGCGGTGACGCAACATTGGGCACTCTGATGTATTGCGCCGCTCTGTGGCGCTCTAGGGGCTCAATAGAGGCAACGTACGCCACGTTTGACGGCATGGGTTCGGCACCACAGCAAAGCCTGACCCCGATCGTCAAGCAGCTGCTTGGCATCCCACGTCCAGCGGTTGCCTGATGTCATACACCGACCTGTTTAACGAAGCGATTGATGATGTCACCGCGACGCTCACCGCTGTGTCTGGGCTCCGCGTTATAAACGACCCAACAAAACTTGTTCCTAATTCGGTCTATTTAGACGCGCCAAACTTCACCACGTTTGCTGGCAACGGCAACATTGTGCGCCTCGAGTTCCCCGTCAAAGTGATCGGCTCGGGCCCAGCAGGTCTGCCGGTACTGCGTCAGATTCTTAGCATTGTTGCAACCGTGCTTGGCTCAAAGATCATCGTGATGGGTGGCCGTCCGTCGAGCCTTGAGATCGGTGGCGCGCTTTACCCGTGCTACGACCTTGATTGCGCTATCCAAGCCCAGACCGCATAATCCACAACTAAGCAACAGTAATCATCTACTATCAGAACATAACCTAAGGAGCATTTATGGCCAGTAGCACTTACCTCTCGAACCCAGTCCTCACAATTAACAGCGTTGATTTAACCGACATGTGCAGCGCAGCGACATTGACTTATCTGGTTGAAGCGCTTGAAGACACCGCGTTTGGCACTAATTCACGCAGTTACACCGCAGGCCTTGTCAACAACGAAGTGACCTTGACGATGTACGCATCGTTCGCAGCAACCGAAACCTACGCAACGTTGTTCCCATTGGTTGGCACTAAGACCAACATCACCTTGACCCCAGCGTCAGGTGCAGAATCAGCAACCAATCCAAAGTTTATTTTGACTGGTTGCTACCTTGAGTCGTTGCCAGTTATCAACGCATCACTTGGCGAGTTGTCAACCTATGACCTCACGTTCATGGGTGGCGCGCTGACAATTGACACCACCGCATAAATAACGGCTCCAAGCCGACATAGGAGAAACATGAAGATCAAGTTGCAGTTAAAGCGCACGCCCGACAGCGCACCCGAGTACTACTACACAAACCTGTTTGTGGTTACTGAATGGGAACGCCTTGAGCGCCGCAACATTCAACAGCTCTCCGCAAACCCGTTGTACTCGGATTACGCATGCTGGATGCACACGATCTTAAAGATCAAAGGCGAACAAGTTGGTGACAACTGGCGCGAATGGTTAAGCAAAAACCCTGACATCGACATTCTGCCGGTACTGGACGAGACAGACCCAAACCCTACGGACGCGGCACCTACCGCCGCCAACTAGCAGAGATTTTAGTCGCGGTCGGTTGGTGGCCTGGCGACATTGTGTTTGACGCTCGAGATATGGCAACGGTCATTAAAGTGCTTAACGAGGCAAACAAAAAACGGAGATAACGTGGCGGAAGTATCGGCAAGGGTTGAGGTCGTAGGGCTTAAGGATGCTTTGAAGACCCTTAACAAGATTGACAAATCTTTGCGCCGAGAAATTACCAAGGACTACAAACAGATTGTTCAGCCTGTTATTGATGATGCGAACAAACTTGTGCCTACTGGCGTCCCGTTATCTGGTATGGCTCGCAACTGGCAAACCCGATCAGGGTTTCAGATATTGCCGTGGATACCTGGCATGAAACAAAAGATCGCTGCCAAAATCAATACTCGAGCAATCAAGGAATACAGCGGAAATAAAACCAATGTCGGCACGTTTGCTATTCAATGGAAAGGCGCTACTGGCACGATGTTTGACACGTCCATGGCTGGGTCATTGGGACGCGCTCTAACTGCACGCTATGGGCGTAGTTCGCGAGTAATGTGGAAAGCATACGAGCAACGCCAAAACGATGTCATGTCCGAGATGGAGCAATTGGTCAAGCGCGTCATGGATGAAGCAAACAGAGAGACCGCATAATGGCAATCAATATCCCGATCATTTCAGAGTTTGATGGCAAGGGCATTAATAAGGCTATTAAGCAGTTTAAGCAACTGGAAACAACATCGGAAAAAGCCCAGTTTGCAATTAAGAAGGCTGCGGTGCCGGCAGCTGCGGCGCTTGGCGGTTTAGCATTGGCACTTGGTGACGCGACCAAGGCCGCAATGGAAGATCAGCAGGAGCAGGCGGCGTTAGCGCTTACTTTGCAAAATGTGACTGGCGCAGGCAAAGCCCAGACTGCACAAATTGAAGATCAGATCAGCGCAATGTCTCGAGCGTCTGGCATTGCCGACACCGAATATCGCAAAAGCCTTGAGGCTTTAGTGCGCGGCACAAAAGACGTTGATCTTGCCATGAAAGACATGAACCTTGTCATGGATATCAGTACAGCGTTGCAAACCGATTCAAGCACGGTTGCAGACGCGCTTGCTAAGGCTTACCAAGGCAACTTTAAGGCGCTGCGATCATTGAGCCCAGAAATGGCAACGATGATTAAAGAAGGCGCAAGCCTGAACGAAATCATGGACGTGCTGGGCGGAACCTTTGGTGGTGCTACTGCTAAAAGTGCCGAAACCGCTGCAGGCAAAATGAAGATTTTGACCAACTCGCTTGGCGAAACCAAAGAGTCAATCGGCGCCGCATTGTTGCCTGTGCTTGAGGCTGTGCTACCCGTGCTCAACAAGTTCGCTATGTGGGCTCAAGATAACCCGAAAGCATTCTTGGCTATCGCTGCCGCCATTGGCGCGGTCGCTGCCGCAATTGTTGTCACCAACATTGCTATGGCACTTAACCCGTTTAGCCTGATTGCTGCAGGCGTTGCGTTGCTTGTCTTAGCGCTCGTGACCGCATACAAGAAGTTTGAGTGGTTCCGTGACGGCATAAACGCAATCGTGAACACCGTTATTAGTTTTTTTGCCGGCATGGTCAACGCTGCAATCGGCGCGGTTAACGCAATCATCAGCGCATATAACTCAATCCCGTTGTTGCCTGATTTGCCAAAAGCGCCAACTGTTCCCGTGCCACAACTAGGCAAAACATCCAACACGCCTGCACCTGGACGCATGAGTATTCCTCGACTAGCTGACGGTGGCATTGTTTCATCACCTACTTTGGCTCTAATTGGCGAAGCAGGCCCAGAAGCCGTAGTGCCATTAGATCGCATGGCTACGGGCGGCGGCGTGACCATCAACGTCACAGGCGGGCTTGCCACAAGCGCCGAAATAGGTGAATCTGTTGTCAATGCGTTGCGCGCCTACTCACGGAGTGCAGGGCCGTTGGCTCTGAACATTGCCTAATGCCTGGAGTTGCGGTTGTTGATTCAGGTAATTACGACCTGCAAATAGAAACAGGCTTTATTGTTAACGCCTTTACGCTTGACAACGTGACGTCAGGTGTTCTTGATAACACGTTCTTTGTGCTTGACGGCAACACCGAATATGCCGACGTTATGGCAGATTGCACAAACGTAAAAGTCAGACGCGGCCGTCGAGATGTCGGCGACCAGTTCAGCGCTGGCACCATGACATTTACAATCCGCGACGTGGATGGTATTTTCAACCCGTTTGACGACAACAGCCCGTACTACGACACACCGCAATCCAAGCCAGGTCTTGCACCGATGCGTAAAGTGCAGCTCATCCGCTACGACCAAACAGACACGCCTGAATACCTATTTTCGGGTTATGTCGTCAACTACGACTACAACTTTGCGCTAGGCGGTTTAGACACCGTGACCGTCTATTGCGCTGACCAGTTTTATCTGCTTGCACAGACCTTTATGAACGAACTAAATGTGACGTCCGAGACATCTGGCGCGCGCATAGAAACTGTGCTTGATTTGCCAGAGGTTGATTTCCCTGCGCTACAACGAAACATCGCAACAGGCACAGTCAACCTTGGACATGACAGCAACTACACCGTGCCGGCAGGAACGAACGTGTTGCAATACATAACGCAGATTAATGAGACAGCAGAGTTTGGGCGTGTGTTTATGTCGAGGGATGGCACGCTCACATTTCAGGAACGCATTGGAACGACCCTTAGCGCATCGGTAGCCGACTTCCATGACGATGGCACCGAAATCAAGTATGACGGGCTTGGCATTTCGTTTGAGGCAAACGAGGTAATTAACAGGTCTGTGGTAACAGGGTTGGACGGCAAAACAGCAACAGCAACCAACGCAGGCTCAATCGCAACCTATTTCATTCAGACCAGCAGCATCCTCAACAGCCTGCTTCATGAGCAGACAGCCATAGACACAGCTGCTAGTTACCTGCTTAATCCAGAGCCCGAAGCACGGTTTACATCGGTAGAAACCAAGTTCCTGATGCTGACCGACGCACAAAAGGACACGCTGGCCACCGTAGAAATAGGCGACACAATCAGCA